TACGTCGCGCTCAAGCAGTTCCTTAAGGTCAATCTCTTCCCGTATAGCGCTAAGCATAGCATCTTGTCCCATCCATTTTCTATCCCCATAGTTGTAGTAGGCGCCAGTGCGCTTGATTACCTTATTAAGGATGCCCATAGCCATAATCTCTTTGGCAAAATCAATCTCACCTGCTGGGATGTGGCCACCGTCAGCAAAATAGAAGTCAAAGACAGATACCTGTGAAGGGGCTGCGGACTTGTTTTTTAATACGCGGACCTTAATTGACTGGCCAATACGACGCTTTTCTTGCCCTGTACCAGCCTCAATCCACTCATCTCTACGCACCTCACAGCGGGTAAAGAAGGCGTAGTCCTTGCCTAGACCACCTGGGGTAGTGCGAGGGTCGCCGTACATGACGCCAATCTTTGAACGCCACTGGTTAATAATGATGCCAATAAATGGGCGCTCTTCCTCTACTAGGGAGCGCTTAGAGGCCTTGCCTACCTTACGAAAGAACTTGTTAGTAAGGAGGGCTCCGCGACCTACAGTAGATTCCTCCATCTCTTTATCGTCTTCTGCTGTAGGGACCAAGGCAGGTAGCGAATCAAGAACAATACAATCGACCGCTCTACTTTCTGTAAGTTGGATAACGGCTTCATAAGCTTCCTCCATAATATTAGTTGATACTACGTAGACTCGTGAAGTATCTACCCCACACATAGTTGCATAACTATCTACCCACTGCTCAGCTGCTACCCACACAGTTGTAAAGTCTGGGTTTGCCTTTTGGTTTGCTGCTACAGTCTTTAGTGCAATAGCAGTCTTTCCGTTGCTAGCTTCTCCAATTAGTTCATGCCATTGGTTAGCAGGCCATCCGCCACCAAGCGACACGTCTAAGGCTAGAGAGCCTGATGTAAATCGAGGCGGCTGTTCAATAATGTCTGAACCCAATACAACAGTTCCGTCTCCATACTTTTTGTTAATGTTGGCAATAGTTTTAATTAGTTCTGCATTTTTCATTATTCAATCTTTCCGATAATAACGCCTGGATTCCATCCGCCAGACTGAACTTGTCTAGATGCCTGTGCAGGGCCTGCACTTCCTTGACCTGAAACGATTCCTTTACCCATGCCACTACCTGATTGGACTATTGGATATCCGCAATCGTAACATCGTTTTCTAGATTCTGGAGTAGCCCCACCGTAGTTGTTACTACCGCAACCAGGGCAGCGCTCTGCTTGAGGTGTCATCTGTTGCGTCGGTGGATACTGTGGCTGTGGCGACTGTGCGTACGTCGCAGGTTGAGGTTGCACAACACCTTGTCGTTGTGGCTGTTGCGGTGCTGGAGTACCTAACTTATTTGCCCACCAATTACTGCTCATCTAATATCCTTTTCTCCCATTCCGCTTCCTGTATTTCTCCTGGTGTAATCAATCCAATTTCCATAGCAGAAGCGAAGGCCCCAATAATAGCGGATAAACTGACAACCTTATACAGCACTTTCATAGTATCTAGTTCACGTTCAATCTCTGCTTTATCATCGGGGTTCCTCTTTACAATTTCATCAATCTGTACCCCAGTAATAACATCGGCTGCTACATCAGCAATAGCGTGTAGGTAAGGTAGCAGGTACTCGATGTTATCTAAACGGGCATCACTATCCTCACGCTCTTTCTCGTCGCCTTCAGCGCTAGCCTTATTAAGACCAATAAACTCTACAACCTCGTTAGGCTCACCTAACTCTGTATCGTAGACATACCATCTAGCGATAGTACTTAAAGGTATATCCTTTTTAAAGTATTCAACCTCGAACTGCTCGTCACGTTTATTAAACCATCTACCAAGAAAACTCATTTTGCCTCTCCCCATCTTTGCACAACTGCAATGTCCGCGATAAGCGGGATATCTAATAGATTGATGCCTTCCATAGCTTCCCTAATTGCCTCTCTAGTTTCTTCAACTAAGTTATCAGGAGCTATAGTCACCAACTCATCGTGAACGGTAAGAAGGAGGCTGGCGCCTTCTGGTATTAAATCGTGCGCTCTAATCATAGCAAGTTTCATAATGTCTGCAGCAGACCCCTGAATACGAGTATTGAACGCTTGACGCTCAGCACCAGCACGCTCACCTGGGTTCCTGCTGTTTATCTCTGGTAGGTAACGCTTACGGCCTAGTACGGTGGATACAAATCCAGCCTTTCTAGTCACACCAATAACCTTGGCTCGATAAGCGCTAACGTTTTGAAACTTCTCACCGAAGTTACTTAGCAATCCTCTAGCCTCAGTTATAGAACAACCAATAGAGCGAGCAATCTTGTCTGGGCCTACGCCATAGGCCATAGAAAGAACAAGCACCTTACCCGCAGAACGATTAACGCCCATCACGTCACCGACAGTTGTATAGATATCTCCACCTTCTAGGTAGTTCTTCTTCATAATAGGGTCGTTAGACATTGACGCAATAACACGTGGCTCAATCTGTGAGTAGTCAGCAACTACCAGCTTGTAACCTTCTGGAGCGTAGAAGAGGTTTCGGATAGCTTTACCATGCGCGGTGGCTGGGTTGGGGACGTTCTGTAGATTAGGGTTACGACTTGAGAATCTTCCTGTCTCCGCTCCGTGCTGGATGAAGTCACCGTGTACTTTACCGTTGACGAGGAGACTATCTCTATACTCGACCTTTGATTTACCGCCTGTAGTTCTAACAACTTCTCCTCCTAGGTATGGGATTACGTATGTGGTTAACAACTTATTAAGGTCTGCGTACTCAAGCATTGCCTTAACAAGTGGGTCCTTGTCTCTATACGGCTCAAGCGCCTCGGCTGATACGGAGTAATCCTCTACGGTTAACTCCTTGCCTTCGGCCTCTTTCTTAATACCTTTACCTGTATAAATCTTTGGTTTCAACCCACGACCTGAAGGCTGTGGGGAGTACAAGAGGTACTGCTTCTCTCTGTTGGAGTTAATATTGAATACAACACCAGCGGTTCTATAAATATCTTCTCTTGCCTTTTCAATGTCTGCTTCTAGTTGAACATGTAAAGCAGCCAAAGCATCCTGGTCAATAGGTGCGCCAGCAAGCTTCATATCGCACAGCACTCGTAGAACATCCATCTCTAATGCCATAATGTTCTCTACGCCAGCCTTTGCAATCTTTTCTTTAACGACCTTCCATAACATGAAGGTGTACTTAGCATCTAGGTAGGCATACTTAGCAACAATGCTAAATGGGTGAACCTCTACTTGAGCACCAACACCCTTCTCCATCTCATAGCCCAACTCACGCTTTAAGCAGTCATCAAGGCCACACTTATTTTTATTACGGTTGTCGTATACAAAAGAACCAACCATAGTGTCAAAATAAGGTGCGCTAGGAACCTGACCATCAAAATATTTAGTTATAGAACAAAGGTCAAACACTAGGTTATGACCAACCTTTAGCATGTCACTAAAAAATAAAGGACGTAGTGCAGAGAATACCTCTGCTGGATGTAGTTGTTTAGGAGGCTCTGTAAAGACGTGAGTGTGTAACTTCTTATTCTTTGAGTAGTCTACATCGTTAAGTTTTAAGCCTTTTTCAGCCTTCTTAGCGCCCTGTCCAGTAAGGGGTTTAATAACTTCAGCCAGTTCACCATTTGGATGGCCTAAAGGAATGACATCACCTCGGCCGTATGTAGCAAAGCTAAGCCACATAATCTCATTAACAACGGACACACCTCTACGTGGTCCTACAGTTTCGCAGTCAAAAGCAAAGGCATCTTGTTTTAGATAATAGGCAACCATCTCATCGAGTTGCTCTTTAGTAGTTATTATATTCATCGCATCCTAAAAATAAGTGAAGGCTGGGGGTCTTAGCACGTGTTGCCCCCAGCCTAACACTATTGATTAAAGAAGGGAATTAGCGATTTCTTCTAGCTCTTCCCATGAGTGCTCCTTAATAATGGAGCGTGTGTAAGGCTCAATCTTTGCCACTTCTGCCTCAGCAAAAGCTGGGTCAATGCCCCAGTCTTCCGCAAGGTCGCGAGACTTGATTGCCTGTAGATGGTAGACAGTCTGTTGCATCTTTCCAGTACGGCTAATAGCCCAGTAGTTCTTAGTCAAAGGTCCCTGTGGGGAAAACTCTGCTGAGTGTAGGGTCTTATATAGACGTGGACTTGCAACCAACATCTGACGTACTACGCCTGACGGGGTGATAACTGCGATGGTGAAAGCACGCTTGTCTTCAGGCTTGCTTCCGAGCTTTGTGCACAGTGGGTCGTTAGGTCCAAGTGAGACGTACGACTTCTTGCCAACAGTCTTCTGTTGTAGGAAGTGTTGCTTGTAGATAGCGAAAGGACCAGTTTGGTCAATGAACTTGATAACGGTGAACTCGCCATCACTGAACTTAAACTCAGTTGGGAAGTCACCTGATGCGGTTGTCAGCTGTTCTGCTGCTGCCCAACCTGATTGAACTGCATTGCTGCTTGGTGTTGCTGGACGGTCATCAACAGCTGTTGTTGAAAACGCGTCTGTTACTGGCATGTACTCGTCGGTACGGTCGATTGCCATATGGCATTTCTCCTTAGTTTCGTTTGATTCATCGGTTAAGCTCGGCAGACTTTATGTTCTCCCAAGCCTCAGCTATTGCGTTAGTCAATTGCTGGTTAGGCCATTGTATCCTAGTTTTATCTAGGAGTCCAGCCTTTCCAAACAGCTCTACTATCGCATCAATTTGAGCACGTGAGTATAACCTACGCCCTCTCATCTTTTCGCCATTTTTTGTTTCTTTATCAGACAGGCGATATGGAGCCTGAGGTATGTACTCTTGTTTAATCCAGTAACGGATTGTTACAAGGGGCCTACCTAGTGCCTGTGCCAAAGCACCCACCTGATAAAACTCGTGTAGTTCTCCAGAAGGAAGTTTTCTAAACACAGCGTTGGATGTCCAATCGGAACCATCTTTTACTGTGCGTTTGTTTTTTGGTTTGGTCTCTCTACGCTTTTTCTTACTACCTGGATAGTAAGTGTCTAGGTCAGAGAATAGGTTATCAATCTCGTCCACTACTCTTACCTACAATAAATGCGTAAGAAACTTTTGGTGGGAACATTGTATCAATATCTTCTTCAGTAAGGTGTCCGTTATAAAATGCAGCCATAATTGCTGACTCATCTAATGTTGGAACCATCTTAATGCATGTGTCTTTAATACCCTTTTTATTAAGGATAATCTCTGCTGCATTGATATCTAGGTTTTTAATTACGCGCTTCTGTTTCATAATCTGTTCTGCATCTTCTACTGCAAGAACAATGTGTCCGCGCTCGTCTTCAGTACCAAACTCATCGATACACTCTGTGAGTCTTTTTTTAATTTCTGTCTGACGTTTTGTCAGCAGTTCTACATTATCTTTTAACGCCTTGAACTGGCGTATATCTTCTTTGATGGCATCTGTGTTCATAAGTTTCCTAACTTTTAGCTGTTAGGTAAAACTTAATGGATGACTAGATGGCTGTCAAGTTACTTTGCGTTATTGGCTTTTACGCCGCGATAGCCAGTCTTCTTCTTGTTCATAGAACCTGGCTTCTTGTAACCTGAGCCGTTTGGT